TTTCTATCACTTACATACATGTTTTTAGTAACCCAGTTTCCCATCGACTGGTCAAAAAAATTTACCTCATTGATAAATTTTCCTCCAGCCGAATCTTTAAATTTCCGATTTATAGCTGCCCATTGTTCAATAGTAAGGTAAGACCATGTGAGCTCTACCTTTGCAACATTATCGCGAATGACAGACCCTATCATATATCCTGCTACGTTTCGTCCTGAATCTACGAGTGTAGCGGTATTGCCAGTATACGTCGAAGGTTCAGGAAAATTATATCCATCTACAGATACTAAAGCTCTAATAGCCATTCACTACACCCCCTGTAATAATGGCAAACCACGTTCACGTTGAACTTTCTCAACGCTCTTTGTAATCTGCTTGCCATCAAGATACACTTTAACTTCCAGAGGCCGATCTGTTTCTCCTATACGACCAAAAGCAGCCATAACTGCTTCATATACGCCCGAACGAATGCCATCAACAATCTGATCGTTATTTGCGACAGCGGTTCGGTTTCCGATTCGACCTACCATTTCCGCACCAGCTTCCCGAGCTATGAATAACTGTCCTGTGTTCGGAAAGCCGCCAAATTCAAATTTCGGCATTTTTATCTGAGAAAGTCTACTGAAAGATACCTCTCTGATATTATTGACAGTAAGTCGAGTCCCAAGACCTGGCACTTGAGAAGCTACAGCATTGAAACTAGTGATGAAACGGTTAAGTCCAGAGATAACTCTGTTTAACGCACTTTCGACACCGCCTATAATACCATTCCAAATATTAATGAAGAAATTGCCTACACTCAACCAGAATGTAGTCCAACCGCGCCTAAAATTAGTTTGAAATTCCTCAAACCAGCTAATTATATTTGTTCGCCAGGTATTGAAACTATTGCTCATATTAGTCCAAATAGTAGACCACGCTACAGAAAGACTTCCGCATAATCTCTCCCATCTACCTTTAATGTCACCAGAGCTAAGATCTATTTGAGCGGCAATTTCACCAAGCCTGGTTTTCGCGGTAGTCTGTATTGTAGAAAACTGTTCCTCAGCAGCAGCGATAGTTTCATCTCTGGTACGAGCAGCGGCATCGATGATAGCTTGATATTGCTCCTGATTAATAACCCCAACATCAAGCATTCTTTGAGCTTCCAGCATTTGCGTTGCATATTGTTTTTCTGCAGCAGCGATAGTTTCATCTTTCATCCTAACCGCCTGCTTAATAATTTCGCTGGCTTGTTCCAAAGAAATTCGTACCGTATTATCTTTTAAACGGTTCATAATAATTTGATGCTCAATTTCGGTTTCCGATAAATGATTTACACCTGTGTCCATCATTTCGCGCTGTATGCGATTGATTTCATTAGCTTCTGTTTGAGTAATCGCACGATTTTCGGCTTTCGCTTGCGCAATAATATCATTGATACGTTTTTCATGGTTTTCAATCTGAGCAAACATTTTGGCATAATATTCTTCGTTATCTTCAATAAGCTGCGCATAAGCCGCTTCTCCGAGAGCCTCACGAAGCGGAGCCAGATTTGCTAAAGCCGCATTTTTATCAGCATCCAGCTCGTTGACAATGGTTTCCACAATGGCAGCAACTTTTCCAGCTACTTCAGTGACAACATTTTCATCAATTATCATATTTGTCCAATCGAGAGAAGTGATCGTATCGTCTAAGGATCTCATTTGTTCGATGAAAGGTTGTACTTTAGATTTTGTAACATCACTGATGCCTTCGCCAAACAAGTCGATTTCCTGTACAGCATCGGAAGCCCAATAGCCTAATCCTCTAATTGCAAGAGTAAGTCCTTGAAAAGCTATAAGAGCAACCCCGAGCGGGGCAGTTGGAGCAAATAATAATGCTGCAATCCCGCCAAGTGATATAAGTAAGTCCGTAATACCAATATCCAGTTTATCGAGTTCTTCGAAAAAAGCGGCAAGAATACCTGGTGGAATAATGTTAGAAAATAATCCGCTTACCCGGGGAACCATATCATAAAGCCAACCTGCAATATTCTTAATGACATCCCATATTACTTCCAATCCTTTACGAAAAGTTTCACTGTTCGCATAGAGATCAATAAAACGTAGTATTACAATAGTTATTCCGGTAGCCATAGCAGCAATTTTACCTACTGGTCCAGCTAAACTTTTTTTAATAGAGGTTATCAACGTGGAAAGACCAGTTATACCCTTTCCGGCGAATAATTTATAAAGAGCACTGGATATTTTCCAAGACGCTAAAGCTATGCCGATTGCGCCTACAAGCAGTAATACTTGCTCAAACGGTTTTTGGATTCTATCGGCTAACTCGTTAATTCGACTTTGCATGTCTGATAAAAAGCCTTCGTAAGCTTCTATATCAACTGGTAAATCCAAGCCCCCTCCTATACCAACAGCACCAGCCCCTGCCGCAGCAGCTGGAGGAATGATATTAAGTTCATCAAATCCTGCAGTAGCTTGTCTAAGCTGTTTTGCAGCATCTGCGGCACCTTCTAAAGCATCTTCTGCATCAACCGCACCGCTGCTTAAACCTTTAAGTCCCGAATAGTCAATTTTCGGTAATTCGAACCCTAATAATTGTGCCAATCTATTTACAAGATTAGTAATAACTCTGGTAAAAGCTTGAATATAAGGAATTAAGGGAACAAGAATAACACTGATTAAATCGCCCAGTGCTCTTTTAAGCATTGTTGTCTGTTGCGTTAAAATACGCAAAGCATTAGCAGGCGTGATAAGTGTTCTGGACATATCACCCATTACGTTTCCGCTCTGCTGGATAATAGCTAGATAACGGAGTTGCGCTTTCTGAGCTTGTGTCATAGCATTTACGCTATCTCGGATCCCATAGTTATACGCAACTTGCTGCAATGTAGCTACGTCAAGCGCGTAACCAAGTCTCCGTAAAGGCTCTAATTCACCGGCTATACCAGACTGTACTTTGAGAAACGCTGTTGCAATCGGAATATTAAAGAATGAAGAAATATCATAAGAAATCTGAGTAAGCCCTTTGCTTAGCTGATACGCTTTTTCTTGTATAATACCAAAGCCGGTAGCAATTTGCATAAAGATACCCTGGTTACGAATCCATTGTGAAATATCAATACCCATTACATCTGATACCGTTCGAGCATATCTAAGTGCTTCATCCGCGAATCTTCCCATCGCTACGGTAAAAAGGTTGAGGTTTTCAATGTATCCAACGCTTTCCCTCAACCACACGCGAACAACGTTTGCTACTTGAGTAATTCCAAGATAATATATGCCAAATTTAGCATACGTTTGACTTATTCCGGTTCCTAAAACACCAAAAGACTTTCTTAATTTTTGATTTGATGCAGTCAGCCTTTCATTTTGTGTTATTAGCCTTTGGATACGAGCAGGAAACGCACTAAAACCAGCCGCCACTTTACTCATTTCGGTAGCAAGCGGAGCCATAGCTTTTGTAACTCTTTGTATCTGTGCAGCAAAAGCACCCATGTCTATTCCGGCTAAAGATTTTGTCAATTCCGGTAATTTTTTAAGCGAATTAATGACCGGATTCAGATTAGTTTTGCCAATGGTTTCCAGCGGTTTTAATGCAGAAACCAGTTCTGTTATCTTAACCGCAGGAGCTTGCATTGCGCCAAGCGCTTGATTAAGACTCGTAAGCTGTTTGCTTACAGTAACAAGTCCTGCACCACCTCTCGCGGCAGATTGAAGCCGTCCGAGGGTTGCAGTAAGCGCATCTATACTTTTTACGGCTTGTTGGGAATCAGCGGCTATTTCAATTTGAAGTTTATCAAGCATCCTCTTTCACCCCCTCATCCGCTAAATTCAAGCTTGCTGCCCACGCTGCAAAAACAGCCTTTGCCTTTCGTCTATTCGCTATCTCTTTCTCTTTCTCACGTGCTTTAATTTCTTGACGAGAAACCGCATACGGTCTTTCGGGATAAGGATTAGGCCTCGTTCCTTGCTTTGCAAAAGCGTGAAGAACTGGAGAAACATTGCAAAGCGCTTCGTAAATATACATTCCCTGTAACCAAAAGCCTTGATTTTCTTGACTTCTTTTTAACTCATACGCTTCTCTATAAAATTTCGGCAGCTCACAATCTTCGTTCCAATACTGGTCATACGTCATGCCTATCGAAAGATAGAACGGAAAATGATTTTTGAATTGTTCGGCATAACTGATCTGGGGAGCTGAGTTTACCAGCTCGCCCCCCATTTCACGTTTCCCTCGCTCTCGCCTGGTTCGTCTATCAGAGCGAGAATGGGTTCATTATACATTTCAGCAAGCTTTCCAAAAAGTTCCTGCTTATTGGTCAGCTTCTCAAAAATCTGATCAATAATATCCCGCTTTATAAACCGATGATGCGCAAGAAAAGCACCGGCAAACATAACAGGTAAGGTCAACATCGGTTTTTCTGCAATATCTGCAGCGATAAACCCTTGTCTTTCCATTGTCTCAATAGACTTTCTTGTAAACTCAAGGGTATACTCCACGCCTTGATATTCAAAATTGATCACCTTAGCCATACTTTAAACCTCCATTTTTATTAAGCCGGGGATTTACCCCCGGCTTGGCATTCTATTACGCTTTGAGCGTAGGTTTGGTTGAAGGAGCTACACTGATTTTCATTTCGGTAACAGCATTCACACCCGCGCCGACAAGCCAGGCGGTATGCTGTCCTCGCCACTCAAATACACCTTCCGTACCGAAGTTCAGATTATAAAACAAATCGGTATCGGCATCTTCCACAACTGCTTGATAATCTGCTTTAGTGTAGTTACAGGTAAATTCCATAGCCGATTGCGACTGAATGCCATTTATGAACATCTGTGCCGCATCGGAAAGGGTTGTAGTTTCCAAAAGCTCCGGCGCACCGCCAAGATCGGGAAAATCTTTAATGTCAACAACCTTTGTAACGGTCAGAGCAGTTAAGCCCCATCTAAGAGTTACACCTTGAGTACTTATTGCCATTGTCATTACCTCCTATAGATTTTTGAATCACTCGATACAATCGCTCTATACCGGCCCAACATTCGGTAAATCGTCGCATCTTCTTCATCCGGAAAAGGATTGAGTAAATTTCTGGTAAAACCCATTCGCGCCATTTCTCCATCAATTAAAGCGAAAATTTCTTTGCACTGAGACTTTTTTCCGCTTTCTTTGTTAGAGTAAACATTAATCTCATACATAACTCCGGCATGGTTTTCAAGTTTTTCGCTGCTCTGTGACCGTTCATAGACATAATTGTCTTTTTCTTCGATAGTCACACAAGGAAACACAGGAGAAACCCTAACATATTCGCCATAGACAGAAATAGGATCATAATTGGACCGTAACATCGTATCTAACGTATTAAAAACTTCGTTTTCTATACTAATCACGTTCCGAACACCTTCCTTGCTACTATTTCGCAAATTCGCTCAAGTTCCCGAACTGTGTTATACATGAACGGTCTACTTACCATTCCCTTTGTCCACTGCCATCGTCCATATCTTGACATATACCACCATCCGGATTCACCATGTTTGTTTACATCATATGCCCATCCTTTTGGAAGAGGATGCGGAGATGCTTTTCCCACTATACCTGTCCCAAATTCAACATATACCGCGTAATATGCACCTGCTTCAACAATTCCCACATTGGTTGCGGGACTAAAATAACCAACAATACTTGATTTAAGATCTCCTGTATAAACTGCTTTGAGCAACATTATTTGTAATTTCGCTATCTCAACGCCATGCTCCATAAGTGTTTCGATTAAACGAGATATTTTGACGTTGAGATCCTCTTTATACAGTTTTACTTCCTGGATAGCACGAGATATATCCTCACTATCCAATGTCATGATGATTTTTTTCATCGCGACACTCTAACTTTACGAATGCTGAACAAGATATTGTTCAGACTTTCCGCAACCTGTACGACAGTATAATTATGTGGAACTGCATTTGCTGGATCTATTCCAACCCACAGAATACTTGTTTCTGTAATAGGAATATTTACATCATCCGTAATAAGCAATCTATCGTACCGTTCGGTTATGCCAAAAACTGTCGCTATGCTTTTTCCTTTTGCTGCTGATACATATACTCTTGCGGCAACAGGCTCGGAATATTGTATTTTATACTCGCCGGTTTTGTTTCCATACTCGTCCACGATAGGAGTTTTACCCTCCTGGAGAGCATAGTAGATTGGTTGTTTGTTAATATCAAGTGTTCTCATCAGACCACCGCCACGAAAGGGGTAAGACCTCTCATCAAACTTTCGGGTATATCTGCGCTTTCATATGAGCGACTAATTCCGTTTTCATCGTGAGAGGTCTGACCTTCCGCGCCCCGTTTGTTATAAAGATAAACAGCAATCTCAATCTGTTTAGCATGGTAACGAGCTGGAACTTCTATTTTTTCCGCATCGTATGGATACACTCGGTCAAGTATTTTTTGTTCTGCAATGAAAAGGAGCGTATCAAGCAACGCATTCTCACTATCATCAATATTGAGTAATCTCTTTAACTGAGTTAGTTTTTGAGCATTTGTCATTGTTTACGCTCCCCTTTTCATTAGCTTACCATCTTAGCGTTGGATTCTTTAATGCCGGTAGCTGTGCCAGATGCGGTAACTTCACACCTGATAAATTTACCAACATTACCAGCGACAGGAGTATAAGTTGCTCCAGTAGCACCAGCAATATTAGCAAAAGCACCTCTAGCCGAGCTTGCAATTTCCCACTGGTATGCCAGGGTAGGCGCAGTAGCAGGTACGCCTTTGTAAGTAAGCGTAAGAGCTGCCGTCGGAACACCTACCGTAGGAGTACCGCTGAGGGTAACCGTATCAAGCTGCGGAAGAACATTAATTGTTGCAACAGCTTCCCCAGCCATTGTGTAGATTTTAGTACCAGCCGGAGGCTTAACAAAGCTGGTATTGATGTTAGTAATTTTCCCATGCATCCATTCCGGGCCATGATCTAAACCAATTTGGCCGAAAATTTGATACTTTTTACCCGCGCCAACTTTGGCAAGTTCTTCCATGAAGAAGTTACCTTTTTCCGGATGCGGTTGCTCGACACGAGCAATTACATCAGGATTAAAGATACCAACTGTGCCAGCGGGAAGGAACTCGCCAAGGTACAAGCCAATTTCGCCAAGCGGGGTAAGTAGTGTAGAGATAGCCAGGCCGTTTACATTTCTCGCCGCCGGAACGATAGTATTTTTATTTTGCTCAGCATCAGCGTTAATCTGGAACATAGACACCGCATCAAGCCACAACACCAGTCCGTTAGTAACGCCTTGCGATTCATAAATAAACTTCATCAGTTCCGCAACGTCCCAGACTCTCAAAGGCTCGCCATCAAGATCCATTACATTAGTTTCAATGGCGGTCATGATACCACGAGTTCTATTGACGGTAGCATCGGATGTAGCTTTGTTGTAAACGCCGTTCATAAAGGTGAACTCAATATCTCTCGCAATCTTCGCCATTTTCGCGGCAGCTTGAAAATCAAGCTCGTTGATAGGATTAGCGGTCTGCCCAGATACGTTCAAACCGGCCAAAGTACCCATATTGGATTCTTTGCCGTACGACACCCCGACGCTTTCTTGGAAAATTTGAGTTACGTTGGTTTTTTGAGCACGTTCGATAACGCTCGCGTCAGGAGCAGTTAAAGATGCGTTTTCCGAAATACTCGGTTGAGATCCCCCTCCGGTTGTGTATTCGAGTCCAGTTACATATTCCACCGAGTTAGTACTTCTGGCTCGATTTGCAATAAGCGTAGAGAAGGGAACTTTAGTATTGCCTTTATTGAATAACAAGCCGGAGTAGTTTAGTACTCCAAAGCTTTTAGCAATAACATCTGCCATTATCAATCAATCTCCTTTCATTTAGTAATTTTAGCTTCGGCTTGCTGCCGGATATAAGCAGCAACCAACGCCATATCACCCTTCGCTTGTGCGGCTTCGATTTTTTTCGCAAAATCATCCGCTTCAGTATTACCTCCACCCGGAGGCTTCGGTGTTGTTTTCAGTAATTCAGCTTTGACCGCTTTTTCAGTAGCTTCTTTCTGAGAGGCAATCAACTTAACCATGCTGGTAGCATGAGCTTTCGTGACTTCCTCATCTTCAGAAACCATAGCTTCCAAAATTGTTCCGAAATCAGCTTCAGTCAGTCCCGCCGTAACGAAAATTTCCTTGGCCTTCAGTTTTGAAAGCTCTTTTGCAAAATCAGATTGCATTTTAAGAACTTTCGCCATTTCAGCCTTTGTTTTTTCGTCTGCAGTTAAATTAGCGTCCTCTAATTCCTTAAGCTTCTTTTTCGCTGCTGCTAAATCAGAAGCTGTCTTGTCAAAAACGCTTTTTTCAACCGATTTCGGCAGAGACTCAGGATCTACAAGCTTTTTATTTGCCAGCGCCGCATTAATTTCTTCGAGAGACATCCCCTCCTTATAAGCATCGCCAAGTAAAGTCTTGATGTCCATTATTTTCCTCCTTCGCGTTTTTTAACGTGTTTCTCTACACGCTTTTTGCGTTTTTTAACGTGTTTCTCTACACTATGTCAAATAGTGACTTACCATTATCTTGCAAAACTTGATAAATGCCCTTCGACATGACTTCTATAATCATTTCGACATTCGCATCGGTTATGTCTAATTTTCTGCAGTCTAAGGCTGCATGTGCGAATATAGCGTGAAGAATCTCATGCCACAATGTTACGCATTGCATTTGATGCTCTTGGTTAGATGGATTTATCTTAATAGCAGCTTCCTCATAAGAAATCTGACCGTAACAAACTTTCTCACCGTTGTTCAGATGATCAACACTTCTTACTTCGTAATCAACCCCGCCTATACGAATTTTATCGGGTATTTTCATACAGTCACCTCTGGATTAGGCTTATTATTACTTGGAGTAGAGGTTGCTTTCGCAGTTAACCACTTCTCCAAGTAAGGCAATGAGTCAAGATACGTCTGTTCCGGATCGCTGAATAATCCGCTATTAGTAATTGCTATCTGAGGATGCACCCCCGCTTCGAGCATATTTTGTAAGCCTTGAGTCTTAACCAGTAGGTTATCGGTTTTATTTCGTGTAAACTTTATATCAATATCGCTTAATTTAAGCACAAGATTACTTGTGTCTTGACAGATCCTCAAAACCAGCCGAAGAAACTGTTTTTCGGCTTTCTTAAATACAAGCTCGTTATCCCTCGCCCTGGATTCCGCAGCACTCCAGCCATCACGAAGAATAACGGCTTGTCCTGTATCGCCGGTTGTACGATTCGCGCCGTTTCTATCGGGCATGCCGCAAATTATAAGCACCATTTGATAAATGTCCTCTTTCGTAACTTGTGTTTGCGTTTGGTTAAGTTCAGCCGATACAATGTCAACATCCGCTGGATTGCCTGGTTCGCCTTTGATTTTAATCGCGCCCATTTCTTTTAACGCTGTAAATTGTTCCTCGTCAATGTCGCAGTTTACGAATTTCATGAAAGATTGGATGAATTGTTCGATGCCATCCATACGGTTGGATGCCATATTGTTTAGCGCATCTAAAAGTCCTAATACCACTTCAAACGCCCCAAGTCGCGAATTATTAGCCGGATATTCGATGATCGGAATATCTTTTAGCACGTGAGCTTCTTCTTTTTCGATTATGCCGCTTCTGATTTCAAAGTAAGTTGTGGGAGTATACACGCTGTATAAAATGCCGCTTTCGGTATCAATATACTTTACACCCATAAGCGGCTTTTTTCCAAAACCGTTATTATAGACAACAAAAGCATAACGAGGATCAAGCGTATCAAGTTCAAAAGGATTTTCATCAGTTCCTGGAAGTATCATACGATACGCAGTGCCACAAATATAAAACCACTCCGCGAGCTCCTTGTCGCGTGTGGCTTTATCTTCAGCAAACATGTATTCATTCAACCTTGTGATTTTTTCAGAAACCCCTTCGGTTTCACCACGCCGCACATACTGCACCGGCTCACCGAATACATAACCTTTCTTGAAATCAACAATCTCTAAAGCGTGATTTTCTACAATTTTGTTGTTAATTTCTGGCCGAATGGTTTTTGTACGGTAAAGAACGGGTTGATTGCCTTTGTAATATTTATAGAGATATATTATCTCCATCTGATTTCTGTTATGTATTAAAAGAGCCTCAGTAAGAACTTTGGCTACATTGGCTCTCGTTATTTCAGGTTCAGCTGAATATATAACTTCTCGTCCAAACATCATGAAAGCCTCCCATATGTAGTAGCAGTCTCCTTATTTTACCACTACATATAGGATTCGTCAATATATTTAAAACGGTCTTTTGAATATTTCGACACCCATCCTCCCATAATAGATTAAATTCACCAGCATCGCCAGCGAATCCGGCGCATCATCGTGAGGATTTTTACCTGTTATCACAAACGAAGTTAATTCTCGCATAAACGCTCTATATTCCTGGTCAGAATGTTTCGCGTTTCTAAAATAAAACCTCTTAATCTCCGGCGCAACTTGTATTATGCGCGAAAGCTTGCTAATATTTGACGGCGCTTTTCTGTGACTTAAATTAATACGAATGCCATCTTTTTTAAGAAGTTCCTCTACCTTATCGCAAAACTCATCCCCGCCGTTGTTTGCTTCTACCCTGGTCATATGCGGCAGATGCTGCTTTAGTTTCGCGACAACAACCGGCCTGGTAACTTCTTTGTCCCCCTTATTAAAAACCACGTCGTGAATATAACAAGTATCATCGTAAATATAACCAATCGGCATAGATAAGCTATCGCCCCCGCCCCAGGCAACGTCAATCGCCGCCACAATCCTATCCGGATTACCGTCCGGCAGCGAGCCGTTATAATAATTAAGCTCATCCTGCAAAAAAAGCAACCCTTCTCTTACGTAAGGATTGCATAAATACTTCGCTGACCAAGAAGCATCATCGATGCTTTCTTTCATGTCTAAATAATATTCCGTACTAAATCCCAGCCCGTACGGATAATTAAAATTACTTTCGCCAGCGTCATTTAACGCCGGTATAACTCTGTATCTGTAACGGGGATTGTCCCGATATTGTTCCTCAATGCGTCCTTGAATATCCCCAACCGCCCACCTGGTTCCAATCATCAGCTGATAGGCACCCTCTTTCATACGATCCTTGAGCTGATTCGCGTACGCATCATACTTATTTTGCAGTCGCATGGGATTCAGCGCTTCTTCCAGGTCCTCAATTAAGTCATCGCAGTACAGACATTTCGCAGCCTCTACCGCCCCTGTCAACGTGCCGCCAATAGAGCGGCAAGTCAGCGTAGGAAACCGCCGAGTTTTATTAATATCAATACTCTCGTCTTTCGCGCTGGTGTTTGCAATAGTGCTTCCGGGGAAAACATCTCCCCAAAGATACTGGGGATCAGTAAGAATAGACAAAACCTCACGATAAAACCCGTTTGTAAGCTTATCGCTGTGCCCACTCATAACATTAGCCATGTCGGGATATTTCCCCATCAGCCAAGTTATAAAAAAACAACCTAACGTACTTTTTCCAACCCGGGGAGGAAGGGAAATCGAAAGAAAATCAAGCTTCCCGTCCTCCAAATCTTGCAAA